AAGCCTAGTAAATGACAGAAGCAGAGTGTTCTTAAATGGCTGCTACTTATTACAAATGTGACGCTCCCGTCACTAAAAATTTGAATGGTTGCACAATGGTGGATGAGCCTGTCTATTCATTGTTTACCGTCAAAGAAGGCGAGCAACTCTTTGTTGCTTTTGCTGCGTTGTTCGTCACTATCGCCGTTTATCGTGCGCTAGGGCGTATTTTTTAAACTTTAGGAGTTTGCAATTATGCAAAATCAAGTCGTTGTTTCTAATGCCAAAACTGGCTTCCGTTCTACTTTAGCTCAAGCTGTTGCTTTAGGTTCTGCTGCTCTCGCAACTGGTGCTAATGCTGCGATTGACGTTTCTTCGTTAATCACTGTTGTTGGTGAAGGTGTTGTAGCTGCTGGTGTAATTGGCCTTGCGTTTTTAGGCTTCAAAGGCGGTATTGCTGTATTTAAGTCTTTGCGTTCAGCGACTTAATACAACAAATAAGGGGGATATATGGCTTTGTTTTTACGGGTTTTTATATCCCTTTTTTTATTTTATTCTTCTAATCTTTTAGCATCTAATACGTTTACTTATTGGGCTAGTAGCGGTTATAAATTTTGCTCCGCAAGTCTTTCTGCTGTTTGTAACTCTTTCATTAAATCATCTTTTTTATATCGAAGCGATTGCACAACAACAACTTTAGAATGTGCAGAGGCCTATGATGGGGCTATAAAATATTCAGGCACTTGTACTGCTCCCGCTCCAAATAATCAATTTGAGTCTATGGCAACTAGTACTAGGTTCTATAGTAAATTTACTCTCCAGTGCGCGAATAATGAAAAAATGGAATTAACGGGTTGTACTGCTAAATGTGTTCCTGACATTCCTCCTGATCCTCCACCCGCCGATAAGTGTGCAATTTACAAAGGGCAAGTTGTTAATAAGGTTGTTTCTTGTGGTACTGCTGCATGCTTGGATGGTGGTACTGTAAAAGATGGTAGTATTTTGACGTGTACAACGGGTAAAGCTGAGCATTTTCGCTCTCCTGCGTCTACTACTGTGGATGCGGGTTGTTCTGTTAACTCTCCCAAAAATCCTGCCCGTACTTTAGTTAAAGCTGCTGATGCCATTGGCAAATCGTCTTTAGCTGCTTATTGTCTTGCAGATTATACATATACGGGTATTAGTTCTTCTGATACTCCTCCAATCACTGGCTTAACTGAGCTTTCGCTACTGGATTTTACTCCGACTACTGAGGACGGCTCTTGCCCTCCCGAAAAGCCAAAAAAAGGTGAGATTAACGGTCTTTTTGTTTGTTATGCCAATGATGTCCCTCCTGTTGATCCTGCTGCTCCTCTACCTGAAACAACTAACCCCGACGGTTCTACGACGAAAACGAATCCCGACGGCTCTACTACCACGACATCAAAAAAGACCACTACCAATCCTGACGGCTCTACGACGACAACCACGACTAAAGAAACCACTAAACCCGATGGCACAAAATCAAAAACCACCGAGACAACAACTAAAAATAGTAATGGCACAACGACAAAAAAAACAACTAATGAAAGTACATCGTCGGATGGTAAAAAATTAACTTCTCAATCATCGACAACCACAAGCGACTCTAAGACAGGTACTAATAATAAAAACGACTCAACTACATCAAAATCAAGTCAAGGTACTAATCCTGACGGTTCTTCTTTTGATAATAAAGCTAATGATTCATCCAGTACGCAAAACGATGACGGTACATCATCTACGGGCGGTGGTGGTGGTTCTTGCCCTGAAGGCGGTTGTAATGCAACAACTTCGGGCAAATGTGACACGCCTCCCGTCTGCTCGGGTGATCCTCTTGTATGTGCATCGATCAATCAACAATGGATTTCAACATGCAAACAAACCGAAGCACTTACAAAAATAACAACAGATGAAAAAACCGCTTCGGATGCCGCTATCACTTCGGCTAATGGTCAATACTCTACTGCTAAAAGTAACGCCAATGTTGCCGCGTCTGGAATATTAAACGGTTTTACTAATTCCGTGGATTCGGGTTCAAAATCAGGTACTTGTATTGTAGATGCTACTTTGCCTGTTATGGGTAAAAGTTTAAAAATCCCGTTTTCTCAAGCCTGTGCGTTTTTTAAGTTTTTACGAATGTTAGTCATTTTTATGTCTTATCTCGCGGCTATGCGTATCGTTTATAAAGGAGCTGTCTAATGTTTACTGTATTTTCATCGGCTCTTAGTGCGTTTTTAGCTTATGCCTTGCCTAAAATTGCCGTTTTTTTTGGCATAGCCATTTTATCAACTGCTGTGGTTACGCCAATTTTTGAGAGTCTCAAAGCCAAAGCCTTGCTTCAAGTTTCACAAAATGCAGGCTCTTTTTTAAATGCGTTTGAACTAATGGGCGGCTTTGATTGTATCTCTATTATCTTCTCGGCTTACATTGCTGCCTTTTCTCTTAAAGCTGCGGCTAAAGCGGCTTCTTAAATGATTTATCTAATCACTGGGACACCGGGGGCGGGAAAAACTTCAAACACTCTTTGGGATTTTCTAAAAGACCCTGATTTTTCAGATCGTCCCAAATTTGCCACATTTATTCCCGATTTTGATTACGATACTCAAAATGTCACGGAATTAGATAAAACGGAACTAGAAGACTGGCGAAATTTGCCAAAGGGTGCTTTAGTCCTGATCGACGAAGCCGACGGCTATTTACCTGCAGGTAATGGAAAAAATCCGCCAGACTGGATAAGAGAATTCGCTCGTCATCGTCACTATGGTATTGATTTTATTATCATAACTCAAATGGCCTCAATGATTAACGACTTTTTGCACGGTCTTATCGAAGCCCATATTCATTATCATCGCGTAAGGGGGAATGATTATTCTACCAAATATCGTTGGGAATTTTTGCAAAAAAACCCTTATACAAAAACTAATAAAGCACTCGGTTTACCTCAAAAAATAAAAACTAATCCCGAAGTTTTTAAAATGTATCGCTCTACTGTGATGAACACACGGCGTAAGGAATTTCCCTGGCACGCTGTTATAAAAATGGCTTTGCTTTGTTCGGGTCTGCTGTTGGCTGCTGTTTTTGTCTATTGGTATATGCTCGGCCGTCATCAAGTTGATGAACCTGTGAAGAAGCCTTCTCTTGTTCCCGTTGCTTCTGTTGCTCCTGCTGTTTCTTCTACTGCTACGCCTACTTCTGACCCTTTGGCTGTTCCTTCTGAGTCAGAGTCATTCACTGATCGGCCTTTGACTTATAAAGACTTTATACCTGATAATCCTTTAATGCCTTATACCGCGCCAGCCTACACAGAACTGGCAAGGCCAACAGATTTTCCTCGCATTGCGGCTTGCATGGATTCAGTTAAAACAGGCTGTAAGTGTTTTACTCAACAATACACCCCTGTTGATGTTCCAAAGGATTCTTGTTTACGCATGGTTAAAGAAGGTTGGTTTGATAACTTCGCTACTGGACGATCTCAACAAGACCAAGTTTTGCAAGGTAAGTCTGACGAAGTGTCTAAACGCAATTCAGACCGCGCTAAAAATCAGGTTTCACAGACTGAAGCATGAGGAGGCGGAGGAGTTACGACGACAACGACGATTGCGAAAGTCTTTTAATACCGTTAATCTGTGCGCCGTATACTTGTCTAACTTCACGCTGAACACACGCTCGAAGCTAGACGGGGTCATTTTTGAGGTTTAACCCTCGCGTCCGTTAGCTTCACGTTAGACAGCTTTCAGTGCTGATTATAAAAGCCGTTATCATCGTCCCTGATTTCCGTTTTTTAGACTTTATTTGCGCGATAAACTTTTGCTCTTGCTGTCAATCGCTATTGAGCTGTCAAATTTGTGGCAACTTCCGTTTGCCACTTCAAACCATTAAATCCACCCCTAATCAACCGCTTTTAGCTTCTGCTGACGTGCGAAAGCCTTTGTCTAATAAATAGACAATGTAAGAGTCCAGCACCTTTAATGCTGGACTCTTGTGTCATTTTGACCCAATGCACTGTTTTTTTGATACCAAAGAAGTATTTTTTTCCGTCCTGATAGGGCGGATTTTAGTTGCCTGTTATTTCTATTTTTCCGTCTATTATGTACGCATTTTTTAGTGCTAATTTAAGCAGTCTATGTGTTAGCTCGCTGTCCCTTATTGGTTCTTTTCCTTTGCTTATTAGTGTTTTGTTTATTTCTACAGCTTTTTTCCTTATTAGCTCTTCTTCTTCATCTGTTAATCGAAACATTTTAGACATGTCTTTTACCCCATTTTGAAACTATCTTACTTGTAAATATGTTTAACTGTCTTGATATTTACTTGTTTATATGTTTACATATTTTCATCATGTAAATCTGTAAACATATAAATATCATGCTTGACGGTCTCCGCTTCTCTGTCCCTTTTAGCTCTGAATTTGTCATTGGTGCAGAAGGGTACGCCTATATTTCTGCACAGAAGGCGATTGATGACGGTATCAAGGGTGAGGTCAATCTTAAAGATACGGGTGTTAGTTTATCTGCTCGTCGTATTTATCAGGATGAGGCGTTTGAATGGCATCACGAAGAATTAAATCATCCCTTTGAATCCCTGCCTTCTTCTAATACTGACATTGCTTTTAAGGTCTTTGCCGATGGTTCGGGTTATCCCTATGTCATGTTGAAAGCGTCCCCTGCTAACATTTTGCAAGGTCATAATGTTTTTGGGGGTGATTCCATTCGGACGGCTGCTTTTGAGTTTTTAGGGGTGTTGCGTCAGTCTGAGCCTAAGCTTTTTTCGATGTTGGATATTGCCAGTACCCAAGTTACCAGTATGGATATTACCTATTCCAAGCGGTTTGCTTCGGAACGTATTTTATTTGATGTGTTTGACTTTATGCGCGGTGTTTCCAAAGGTCAGACCAAAATCAGAAAGGGCGTGAGTTATGCGACAACCGAATACTGGGGTAGTGAAAAGTCTCGGCTTAAAGTTCTTAAATTGTATTTAAAGCATATTGAGTTTTTTGACCAGTTAGCTGTTTTACGCAAATCAGCTACGCGAGGAGATGCAGGGGCTAAACACATTTTGAGTATTCGTGAGGATGCTCGTTTGTTCGAGTTCGTTAAATATTTGGCACGTTTTGAAGCGGTGATAAAAAAGCGTTGGTTAGAACGTCGCGGAATTTCCTTTAATTTATTTGATTTAATTGCCCACCAAGAAAAGCTCGCCCTAGAGGGTCGATGTTTTTTACAAGAGTGTTGGAGCGATGCCACGAAAGAACTATTTTCCGCGTGTGAGGGTCAAACCATGAAGATTGTTGATGATGACCATATTTTAGAAGCCTTAAAAGCGAACTATTTTACCATGACTCCTAAAGGCAATGTTTCACATGCTAAAGCATTGAGACTATTCACTTTTTACCGTCACTTATGTGAATTTGGCTATTCTGAAACGCAACGTGTCACGCCTCGTAAAACCCTTTGGCGACATATTCAAGATTTAAAAGCTATTGGCTTATCTGATAGTTATTTACAGAACATAGAACCCGATAGACAGGTTTCTAATGTCATCCCTGTGCTTCGTCTTGTGGATGTCGATTTTTCTAATCAACGGCCTGACTGGTATGTAGAACCCGTTAGTCTTTTTGATTTTTCTTCTTACTGTAAAAAAGTGGCTTGAGGTGTTTATGGGTATTTCAATTACTGGCGAATTAACGAAAGCGAATGTGAGTTCTGATAAGCAATCTTTTTTCTTAGAGATTTATTACACCACCACGCGAGACGGTCGTCCAGAGAGCGTTTTTCAATCTGTTGCTTTAGATAAAGAACACATGAACTTGTGTCCTTTGTATGCCAGTTTGGTGAACAAGCAACTCACGATTCCCGTTAAACCGATACCGACTAAAAAGGGCGGTATTTTTTATGTCACGGCTGGCGATGGCAAGCCGTTAGAAGACTGAGGATTTAACTATGTGGCCAATTGAACCGCCATTTATTGCTAATTGGACATATACCAAGCCTAGTAAATGACAGAAGCAGAGTGTTCTTAAATGGCTGCTACTTATTACAAATGTGACGCTCCCGTCACTAAAAATTTGAATGGTTGCACAATGGTGGATGAGCCTGTCTATTCATTG